GATCTGGGTGATCCCGCGTAGCTCGCTGCCAATACGGAAGGCATCAACACCGCCCGCAGCTTTGCAAAGGTGCGCATAGTGCAGCATCATCCGGCGCAGGCCCCATTCGTTGGCCGCGCCGGTCCAAGATATCGACGTGCCCGACACCGAGAAATTGCCCGGTGTTGCCGCTCCAAAGAACACCGATACTTGGCCCGCTGCAGCGCTGGTTTTGTCCACGGTGCCTGCAAAGCCCGGCGCGGGCGAACAGGTGATCCGCCCGCGCCATGGATATCTCGGCTGGCCCAGCGCTGCCGCGTTGTTCGAATAGGGGTTCGGCAGCGTGTTGGCCGCGGGCACATCCATCAGCAGGAACGGATAGAACGTCAGCCGAAAGCCTCGCGCCTTCAGTTCCTGAATGGCCTGCACGATCGAGAAATCGCTGGGCGTACCACCATAAGCCGGGCCGCCGTTCACCTGCGAGACGACATAGGCGGCGGCGCGGGTCACGCCGTTGACCAGCCAGATCTTCGGCGCGGTCACCTTGTTGGCGGTATCGACGCCCGGCCTAATCTGACAATTGCCCGCCCGCAGATCGGTGCCGAACCATGACACTACCAACGAGACGGATTTGCAGTTTGGCGCCGTGGCTTCCAGCTGATCCAGCGAGGTCAGAAAATCACACTGCACGCCGCTTGAATTGACGTTCTCGGGCAGGACCGCGCCATTGGCGATGTTGCGGGTGATTGGCTCGGTGGCATAGATGAACTCGCCGGACGATGGGATCATGTTCACTGCCGTCACGAGTTGCTCGGCGCTATCGGCCTCCCCGGAGGGGCGGTAGACCTCGAAGGACAGCTGCGGCATCCGGTTGCCGAAGCTGGCAAGGGGCAGGTTTTCGAACACGATGTAGGCCGTGCCGCGATAGGCAGGTGTCTGGCCTGCGCCCATCATGGTCTCGATGAGCGGATCTGGCATCTGGGCCTCGGTGCCGCGGTGCAGGCGCCAAATAGCTCCCGGCACATCAAAGGCGCTGCCATCGGCCCAGATACGCCCAATCCCACCAATCGGCCCGGTCGCCAGTGCCACAGCGAAGCTCGCGAAATAGCTGTAGTTCTCGATGACAACGCCACCACCCCCGCCTTTGCCACTGCCGCTCTGGCGGGTCTCGGTATATTCCTCGCGAAAATCCGTGGCCCAGATCATGTTGCCGCCCACCCGCATCCGGCCATAGATGCGCGGGATCACGGCGCCTTCGGTGGCACTGGTGACGCGCAATTCATCCAGCCGCGCGCCTTCTTGCCGCTGATCGGGGGTGAAGGAGGCGATGATACGGGAATCAATCGCCGAGCCGATCATCGAGCCAATGCCGCCGCCGATGGTCATGGCGGAGACGCCCAGCAACGTGCCGCCGAGACTTGCGCCAAGGGTCGAGCCGATGCCGCCCAGAACAATTGCTGCCATGTCGATCTAACCCGCTGCTGGATAAAGGAATGCGAAGGCCGCCCTGCGCGCCCAATGCGCACCCCACGGCTCTTCAATGACGCCCGCGCCCTCATAGGCGTGGATCAGACCGGTATCGCTGCGGATGCCGCAGTGTTTGGCCGGGGTATTGCGCGCCATGCGAAACAGGATCAGCGCGCCGGGACCGGCTTCTGCGATCGGGATTTCCAGCAGGAAGCGCCGTGCGGCTGCGGCCAGAACCTCTTCCCCACCGGCCTCACCCCAATCGCGGGTATAGGGTGGCGGCGTTGTTGGCTCTGTCCCATGCAGATCCCGCCAGATGCCGCGGGCAAGACCGAGGCAATCACACCCTGCGCCCAGCGCGCTGGCCTGATGCACATAGGGCGTGCCAAGCCAAACCCGCGCGGCCGCGATCACGGCTTCAGGCGCGGCACTCAAAGCGGCTGTCCGGTATTGCTGCCACCCTGCGTGGGATAGCGCACGATGGTGTCGTCGCCGGGGATCGCCGGGAAGCCGCGAAAGTTCACACTATTGCCGAACTTGCTGCGGCAGGTCGCGAACTGCTTGTCGCAGCCCGCCTGGATGAAAAACCCGTCGCCCAAAGTGATCACCCGCACCGGCGCCTCGATCAGCGTGATCTGGGCCGCCCCGGCCGTGATGGCATGGATGGAGACTTCGGCGCGCCGCCCGGCATTTGCGCCGCTGGTCCACTCCACCCGGCCCAGAGCAAACCAGTTCGCAGCAAAGCCGCCCAGACCTGCGGTGGTGAAGGTCCGATCGCCCGCCACGGTGGCCACCGATCCGCTGCCCGAATAGCTGGCGGCGGCCAGATTGACCCCGCAGCGCGTATCGCCGAGTTCCGCATCGCAGTAATACTGATAGGTGCGCCCCACCGGCTGATTGAGAAAATGCGTGAGCGAGCGCACCTCGGCCACGAACACTTGCTTGCCGCGCCTGATCTGGCCAAGATTGCCGCGTCGCATCAGCACCCGCTGCGCGACATCCTCCCAATTCACCCGCCAGACCTCGATCGCCGCATTGTCCCAGCGCCCATCCAGAATATCGGTCTCGGTGATCCGATCGGACCGCAGCGCGCCTTCGGCATCCTGCCCGTCGACCGAGAAATCCGCACTGGCCCGGATCTCGGAAGCGGAAAAGCCGCTGTCCGGCTCAAAGCTGGTGCCGGAAATCAAAAGCGTCTGGTCGTGATCCGTAAATCCGAAGATTGCGCCATCGGCCCGCTCAATCCGCCAGCACCATGCCAGCGTGGTTGTGCCATCGTCCAGATGCGCCTGCATGCCTGCGGGGAGGAGTTTCATCGGCGGACCTCAATCAGGGGAATGGATGTGATCGAGCCGAGCCGCTCGAAATCGAGGGTGACGTCCAGCGTGTCGGTGTCGAACCGCACGGGCACGTCGAATTCAAAACCGGCAGTGATCGCCACGCCGTTACCCGGGGCCGCGGTGAACGTAATCACGCCGGTGCTGGTGTTAACGGTCCAGCCGGTGATTTGCGTCATGCCGTTCAAGGCCAGCACCACGGTCCCGGCGACCGGTTTTGTGACCCTGCGCGTCCAGGATTGCGCGCCGCTGGTGTAGAGCTTGACCAGCTGGAAGGTGGTCGCCGCCCCATTGCCAGTGCCGATCGGCTGGTCCATGGGCGTCGGGTTGGCGGACGGCAGGCAGGATTTGTAATCGGCCCAGTCTTTCCAGCAAAACCCATACAGCCGCCCGCGCCGCGCCTCGAAAAACGCGGTGACCGCTGCCAGATCATCGGCTTTACGGATGCCATAGGAGGCATCATAGCGCCGCCGGGAATCTGCCCAGGACCCGTTGCGCTCTTCATCGCCGCTGGCCATCTCGACGATCTGGGTGCGCCGTTCTGGCCCGCCCCGCGCGCCACGGCTGATATTGTCGGGGAAGCGCACCTCGTGGAACGTCATCACATGCCCCTCCGGCCGAGGGAGACGGCACGCGCGATGTCGGCAGCAACCTGCGAGCGGGATTGCCGGAAGCTTTCGGCATCACGGGACATGATCGTGACGTTGACCGTAGGTGCCGCACCTTGTCCCTGGCCATAGCCAGCCGCTTCCCGGCGCGACAAAACCCGCTCGCCCCGTTGCAAGATTGCAGGCACTTCGTCGGGTTTGAGCCCAGCCCAGCCGCCCGAATGCATGCGCGGGGCACCGGCGAAAGCCATGGCAGGTACCATCCGGCTGCTACCTGCGACGCCAACTGTGCCGCCGAAATGCAGGATGTTTGCGAACAACCCGCCCGCGCCGCCAAACGCGCCCGACAAGGCATTGGCGATCGGCCCCAAGATGAAGCGCCGCGTGGCCAGCTTGGCCAGATCAGCGATCATTGAAGTGACGAGGCTGCTGAAGTCCAGCTTGCCCGTCTTGACGAAGTCGCCCACGGCATTTTCCGCGCTCTGAAACGCCCCGACCAGCGTCTGGCCGATATCCCCACCAATGTCGCGGGCTTTGGCCGCATAATCGGCAAGGGCAGCCGTGACCGCGCCCCAGCCGGTTACTGCTTGTGCCGCACCCTCGGCGGCCGCCGCCCCGGCTGCGCGCGCCGCGGCACCGGCACCACCGGCGGCGGCGGCCGTACCATCGAGTTCGACCCCCAGAGCATCCGCCGAGGTGGCAGCATCCGCGAGGGTCGTTTCGGCCTCGGTTCCGGCGCTGGTCATCGCGTCACGTAGGGCCTGCCAACTCGCCAACGGGCGGCCTGCAGCATCCGCCAGCATGCCTGCCGCTTCGCGGTAGCCGTCGGCCCGGGCGTTGGCATCATCGGCTGCCGCCCCAAGTCCCAGATCAGGCGTATCGACGTAAGTTCGCCCCAGTGCCGTGGAGAATGCATCGGCTGCCGCAGCACCGGCCGCCTCGGCTGCCCCCGCGAAGGGGTTGTCGATCCCGCCGAGGGCCACCGGATCAAGCGTGCCGATCTGCACGCCGCCTTCGCCGGTGGCCCATTCTGGAAGCAGGTCCAGCGCTGCATTCAGCGTCGTAATAAACCCATTGATCCGGGTGACGACACCGTTCAGCATCGACTCCACACCGCTGATCAGCCCGTTTGCTGCCTGAAACGCGAAGTCGCCAATGGCACCGGGAAGCCGTCGCCAGATCGCCTTCATCGCGTCAAAAGCGCCTTGGAACACTGCCACCGACCGATCGCCAAAGCTGAACACACCTGTGATGGCACCGTCGAGCGCCGTCAGTGCAGTGGCCTTCATCCCCTCCCAGCCCGCCGCCATCCGTGCCAGTGCTGCGTCCAGCGCCAGGCCGATGCGCCCCCACACCTCGGAGGCGAGGTCGGAGAGCAAACCCATCGCGTTACCAAAGCCACCAGCACCAGCCATAAGCCGGGTGAACTGATAGACCAGCTCGCCCGCACCGACGATTAGCGCGCCGATGCCGGTGCGGATCAGGGCGCCGCGCAGGATCACAAGGCCGGTGGCCAGAGTGCTGACCGACAGCGCGGCGGCGGCCATACCCGCCACCCAGCGCCCGGCCATCAACGCCACAAAAGTCGCGGCGTAGGTGGTCAGGCGTCCGATGTTGTCGAACAGCATTGTGATCGCGATGCCGACCGGACCGGTCGTGCGTGCGACGCTGGCCAGTGCATTGGCGACCGCTTCCAAGGCAGGAGCCGCCGCAACCGCCAACTGGTTCGATACGCCGCGCCAAATCAGCCCCAGCCGGGAGAGCGCATCATTGGTGCGCTCAATCTGATCGGCGTCCTGCTCCGAAACCACCACCCCGAAATCCCGCAGATCTTGCGTGGCCTGCCGCAGGGTCGCGCTGTCGATGCGGGCCATGGCGATACTGCCTTCCTCGCCAAACAACTGCCCCGCCACCGCCGCGCGCTCCGCCGTCGGTACGAAATCCTCGATCGCCTGATTGATCTGACCAATCCGCTCGTCCAGCGGCAGCGCCATCAGGTCTGTGGCAGAAAGGCCCAAGCGGTCCAGCGCTGCGACCGCCGGTCCGGTGCCCGCAGCGGCCTGCGACAGGCGGCGCGTGAGATCTTTGGTTGCCTGCTCAATGCCGGTCATGGCAACCCCGGCCAGCCCGCCCGCGCGTTCCAGCACCTGAATACTCGCCACCGTCGTATCGAGCGATTGTGCCAGTTTAGCCTGCGCATCGATCGTATCGAGCCCAGTCCGGATCATGACGACGCCAGCGGCTGCCGCCGCCGCAGTCATCGCGGCCAGCGCCAATCCTGCCCGGCGCCCAAAGCCCACTAGTCGCGCGTTCGCCATCTCCATCTCGGAGGACAACCGCCCAAAGCCACGAGCCCCGGCTTCGCCCACGCCTTCCAGCTCGGCGCGCACCTGTCGTCCGCCGACCGCTGACAGGCGGACGCTGACCTTCTTCTCAGCCATGGTTCTCTCCGATTTGTTCGTTCACTTTGCGCACCATCACCGCCTCAATTTCGGGCAGCAGTTCTGCGGCGATGAGGCTGTCGATGCCCAGCGCGTTCGCGAGGGCCAAGGCTGCGCCCATATCCCAGCCGAGCACGGCGCCAGGGATCACCCGCAGCTGCCCGCCAAGGCGGCCAACCAGATCCCAGACCTGCCAGCCGTCCTGTGTTTGCGGCCGGTTCAGCCTTGCCGGGCAGTCCGGGCAGGTTTTTGCGCAAGCGGCGCAGTAGCGATCGCCCCCGCCGAAGGACCACTCGGCGAGGGCGCGGAGACGTTTTTTTCCGCGTCCAGGATCAGGCCACGCGCGACGTATTGGGTTTGGAATGCCTCAAAGATGGGCCAGATTTCCAGCAGGGCGTCGATGCCCTCAGGGGTGACCGGCATCAGATTGCCCGCGTCATCGCCGACACCCTCCCAATCTAGAACGGCGCGCCGGGCGACGGCCTTGGCCATGGCGAGCGCCAACTCTTCGGTCGTGGCCGTTTCTAGCATGGCTTCGATGGCGGGATCGGCGCGGGCTGATACCATCAGCGCGGTGGTGAGCGGAGAGACGAGCAGGCGCAAGCCGGGTGCGAGGTCCAGCCATTCAGGCGTAGCAGTCAGGTTCAGTCGGATCATGATCAGTATCCTGTAAGGGTGTTGATAAGGACGGCCGTGCACATGCGGGCGGGGCTGGTGGCTTTGGCGGCTTGCCAGTCAAAACTGGCCTGCACGCCTTGGGGTCCTGCGATTTCAATGCGGGGGCGCGGCAGATAGACGGCATGGGCGGTAAAGGTGAAACTGGCGTTCGCTCCGAGGCTGTAGTTGAACTCCAACTCGCAGGGCGTGCCATCGATGGCTTGGGTGACCAGCGTTGTGTCGGAAAACCGCACCTCGATCCGGCCGGTGAGTGCGGCCATGGTGGGGTCTGCCCCATCGATGCGGCCGTCTCCACGGATCGTCTCGATCCGGTCGAGGTTGTTGGAATAGGTGATCTCTGCGGAGACGACGTTGCCCAGCGCCGTGCCATTCCGCTTCACCGTACCGTTGAAATGGCCGAAACGCTGAAGAGCGAGCGCGGTGGGTGTGCCTGCCGCAGTTGTGGCCGCGATGGTTTCGCCTTGGGCGATAAGACGGGCGGTGGCGGTCAACAGGCCGGAGCGCTGCATCTGCCACGACAACTGATCCAGCACGCAGCCGGAATAAATCGCAAAACGCGGCACTTCCGGCATCGCGGTTTCAATTGCCATGCTGGGGAGCGTCCAGTTTCCAGACTGAAATGTGTGGGTCTTGGGCGTGGTGCCAGACGTGGTGGGTTGGCCAAACGCCGCCTTCAGCCAGAAGCCGAAGGCCTCAACGTCGATGGGGATCACGACCTCGCCGTCAGCGGTCACCGCGTCTTTGATCGGGGCCAGCGGATCGCGGCCATAGCCCAGCAGTTCAGATTCCAGCAGCGGCTGCTCTGCCCCCAGCGTCGCCCGGGCAAAGGGCATCAGCCGGAAGCCACTGACTGGCGGGGTGCCATAAACCGTCTCAAAGCCAAGCGCCATCTGCGCCCGCGCGCCTTGCGCTCGTGCCATATCGTTCTCCTTGTTGTCGGGGGTGTCAGGCTAAAGGGCCTGTGGTGGTGTAATGAAGCACGGCGATGATCACCGCCGCTTTCAGGGTAACAGCGCCCTCGACCGGCAGATCGACCGAAGCTGGGGCTTCCGCCTCGATCCAATCGCAGAGGCC